ATAATACTATGAGATACAACATATGCATGACTCACAGTGTGTTATAGCACCCCGCAGGAACATATTTGACCCTTAAGCCCAGATCTCTATGATCGAGTACTGGACGAAATCAACAGGCAGCTCGAAAGCAGGGGTGTCGTCGTTAGGCGCGGAGCCATCATTGATGCAAGCATAACGGACACCCCTCGTCGTCCTCCTGGACGCAAAGCGTATGAGGTTGTTACGGACAGAGAAGAGGAAGATGGTAAGGAAGCATCAGAGAAAGCTATGCTCAAAGAAATTACTAAGCCTAATGTAGATGCGGAGGCTAGGTGGGTAAAGAAGGCGGGGAAGTTACACTTCGGCTATAAGCGCCATACGGTTACGGATGTGAACGGACTCATCCTCGCCGAGGAAACCACCTCTGCTAATGAGAGCGACATCAAACATTTCGAAGCCCCTTTGAAGAAAGCAAAGCTACCCAAGGGGGCTCCTGTCTTTGCAGACAAGGGATACGATTCAGCCGAGAATAGGAAGACCCTCAGCCGGATGAAGCTGAAAAGCCGCATTATGCATAGAGGAACAAGGGCACACAAGATTACCGAGAGGGAACAGCGGGTGAACGTGGCCATCAGCCGGATCAGATACAAAGTGAGACCTCTGCAAAACTCCCCACACAAAGGTTCTAAGAAATGCAACTTGCTGGTAATCAATAATGGCTCTTTTGAGCGAGTAGAGTTTTGCAGAGGTCTCAAAGTGGAAAGAACCTTTGGCTCCATCCACCGATGGTTTCGATCGGGAGTCGCCCGATATGTGGGGCTTGCAAAGACGCATGCCCAGCATATGATGGAAGCAATGGCTTATAACCTCTATCGGGCTCCAAGAATCATTGTGTCCAATTCTCTCAAATAAGGGGGGAAATATCCCCTAAAAGGGGCTTGAAAGCCAAGAGAAACCACCCATTATAGCCCTTTATTGAAAGCATTTCTACGAAAATGAGCCATCAATGAGCCATCACATAGAAACCACGTGAAAACGTGCTCGTTTTACAGAGGTCTCGAAAGGAGAAAAAGACCTGTCTGGACAGCCGTACAGGGATCACGCAGACGCAGCTTGTTGCTTTCGGATCAGCTTGTCCATGTCCTCCGAGATCTTTTTGTCCGTCACCTGCGCATAGATCTGTGTGCTGGATATGGACGCGTGCCCCATCATCTTGGCGATGCTCTCTATCGGGATGCCTGCGCTGAGCGACAACGTCCCGAACGTATGACGAGCCATGTGGAAAGACAGTCGTTGCCTGATGCCACATGCCAGCCCCACAGTGCTCAGTTTGTTGTTCATCGCGCTACGGCTGCAACCGCGTGGGAAGACAAGGACGTCTCCTTCTTCTTTCACTGTCTGGTCCTCTCGGCATCTGCTAAGGATCTCTTCCGCGATCGGATGTAACGGCACGACGGATTCCACTTTCGTCTTCTGCCTTTCCTTGCGGATATACCTCCTACCGTCGGCTGATGTTTGGATATGAGAGAATTTCAGGCGCTCCATATCCGCAATGGCCAATCCGGTGAAGCAGGAGAAGAGAAACATTTGCCGGGCCTGCTCCGCTTCCTTGTCGTTTACCTTCAGCGCCATGAGCTTGGCCACATCGCTCTTTTGCAAGAAGCGAATCTTCCGTTCTACCTTTTCATAGGTAGCGCCCTCAAAAGGATTGTAGCGAATGATCCTTTTACTAACGGCACGATACATCAATCGACTCAGCCAACAGAGATCTCGATTGACTGTCTTTGCTGTAAATCGCTTCTTCTTGAGGTAGAAGCGAAACTCCTCGAACATCTCTTTTGTAACAGTGTCGATGGGCATGTCCTTTCGCCCTTTGTCTTCTATCCACTGGCGAAGCATCTTGTCCGAATAGGTATGATTTCGATAGGTGCCTTCTGACCTTGACCTACCGACACATGCCTTAACGGATTGCAGTTCGGCCTCGCTCATGGTCAAAAGGGTGGTCGGTGTAGCGGCAACGCCCTGCAAACGGTTCTTGAGCAGTTCTGCACTGACCACACCATCCCTTGCGAGCATTTCCGCGTAGGTCTTTTCCACAAGCTCCTTGAACGCTGCGAGGCGTTGGTTGATTTTCTTTTCGCCGGTTATACCCTGTCTGCTGTTCCATTCGGCTGGCAGACATTCTTCGCCGGTTGTCATCACCGCACTTCTGCCATCGATGGTGACGCGGCAAAAGATGGCCGTCTGGCCGTCTGCTTTTGTCTTCTGTCTGTTGATGTAAAACAGGATCTTGAACGTACTTCTCATGTCGTCTGTGGTTAAATGGTTAGGTGCAAATCTTCGGTGAAGGCGATCAAGCGATCAAACTCTTCAAATAGCTTTTGGGGAGTGACTTCCGCATATCGTTCGGTCATGCGCACAGTACTATGCCCAAGCATCTTGCTTACGGTTTCGATGGGAACGCCCTGTTCCAAGGTGATGAGCGTAGCGAAGGTGTGCCGGGCGGTGTGTGTGGTGATAGGTAAAGACAGTCCGGCCCTTAGTGAGATCGCTTTCAGACAAGACAAATAGGTAGCATAATTCATATAAGGAAGCAGTGTTTCTCTGGCATCGCTGTGTAGCTGCTCCAACAATCGAAGAGCTTCGGGCAACAGCTTTACGCGGCAGAGGACGCCTGTCTTCTGCCTGCTGAACTTCAGCCAAAGATTGCCCTCATCGTCGCGAACAAGATGCTCACGGTTCAGTGCCATCAGATCGCAATAGGCCGCACCGGTATAACAGGCGAAAAGAAACACATCGCGGGAGGTTTCCATATCCCCGTCCAAACCGTCAAAACGCAGTGCTTTCAACTTGTCTAACGCATCCTTATCGAGTGTCTTAGGTAATCGGCTATCTCCTTTGTCCACATACACATTGTCGAACAACAAGGAGTCTGCGACGCCTTCTCGATAGGCCAGTTTACAAACCTTCTTGATAAGGACGATCATGTTATAGCAAGTGCTCTGTTTCAGACCCACTTCTCCGGTTACATACTGTTCGAATTGCTTGATGAAGTCCTCCGTAAGCTGCGAAAAGGTCAAGTCGGAGACTTTGTATTTCGCTCGAATGAACTGCTGTAATTGCACTCTTGTCTGACGGTACGCGGCCAAAGAATTTTCCTTGATGTCTACACCGACGTGATCCCTCATTTCCTCGATCAAGCTGTCAAACCGCTCCAATAGCATGGTTCGACTCTGCACGCTGCCTTGGAAATCCTCCTTGATGTCGGTTGCGTCAAACGGTAAGCCCTTGGCAAGCAAGGATTGATAGGAGGACTGAACAGCGAGAAGCAGGTTGTCCAACCTGGCATTGACCTCGACCGCTTCACGGCTTTTCCCGTCCACCCGACTTTCGCGCGGGTTCCACAAATCGGGATTGCAAGACAGCTTACAACTAAACTGCGCGACGGAACGTCCCAGCGTGATACGTCCCATGATCGGAGACTTGCCTGACCTGTCACGAGTGCTCTTTTTGAGGTAGAGCAACACCTTCATTTTCATGTCATTCATACGCTTTGAAAACTGTGGGCAAAATTACCCGGTTCAAAGCGCCCGTTACCTGTGCCGATTGCTCTATATCAATGCAAAAGAACCGTGTGCGAAAGGGCTCTGTTACCTGCTTTTGCACCATAGTTACCTGTCGCGGGGCGGGGTAATGGTTTGGTAACTGAACTCTTGCTCGGATCCGCACTTTTCTGCCTTTTACGCTCGACGCAACCGGAAGCATATTGCCCCCTTTCCACCTAACAATCAGTCCACTTACTTCGACATCGGCTCTTCTGCTTTTAAGGGGAATAGTTGATGACAGCCGTGAGCGTGATTCGCGCGCGAACGTCCCGAAGGATATCCCGCAACAATTGCAGGATGCTGCTGCGGATCGTGAAGCCCGACTTGCTGCCATCTGTGCGTACGGAGACGAGGAAGCGGGCGCTGTACTGCTCGAAAGACACCCCGGGCGTTGCCGTCGATTCGTCCTTTTTTACTCTCGGTTTCGGGTCTTTGGGTGGAGATGCGGGGGCGGTCTCTTGTTCGGTGATGGCTTGCGGCTGTTCCGCCGCGGTTTCTTCAGGGATCGCTTCCGGCTTCTGGGCATCCTCTATCGCCCCGAGATCTACGGGCGGATCGAAGGAAGGCGACTCCTCGGGCGTACGTGTCTTTACGCCGATGTCACCCATCTCGCGGAGCTTCTCACTCAGGATCTGCTGCCTCCTCTCTTGGATGGAACTCA